TGTATCCGGCGTAATTCGTCGCCTACATTCGAGAAATAAGCGGTAAACGTCAGGTTGCCGTCCTCGTCGGGCACGGTCACGGTATGAAATTCTTCCGGTTCAGTCAGCTTTTGCCACAGCGCGGCATATTCGGCGGTGTCCGTCGTGGTTCCCAGTTGGAGCGTATAGTTGAAATAGACGCCGATCAATTCTCTGTGAAGCACCCCGTCGCTGGTCCGTTCGGCGTACTTGTCCAAGAAGTCGGCCCGGCGGGTCAGCGAGAGCACGGGTATATCAAAAGTCGTGCCGTCAATGGTCACGCTCACCCTGTCACCGCCTTTCGGACTAACGACTTCCCGATCCGCACGTTTTCCTGGTCAATGCGCGGTTTCAGTTCGCGGATCAAGGGAGCCAGCGGCCCGGTGAAATCTATGCGAATATCGGCCTGAATCTGTCCCAACTCCTCGCGCACGATCTGGCGCAGCAGGGCTTCCGGGGCTTCGATGTTTTTGCCTGAACGCTGATCACCCAGGATCGCGGCGAACTGCGCGTTGGGGGGAATGACCGCCCCGCGCGCCAGCTTGGGGATAACGGGCGCGGTAATCGGCTCAAGATGCACGCCGAATTTGATATGCTGGCCGAGCACCTCTTCGTCTACCTGGATTGAATTGATCGCGTTAATGATGGTATTGATCCCGCTCACAATACCGTTGATCATGCTCTGGATAAAGTCGATCATGCCGTTGACCAGCCCCTTGACCAGGTTAAATATGCCGTTCCAGGTATCGCTAAATGCCTGACTGACCGTATCGAGCATCGTGTGGAAGGCCGCGTCGAGCGGGGCAATCACCGTGTCGTTAAACCAGTCTTTGGCGCTCTGCCACGCGGCTTTGATATTGTCCCAGGCGGTGGTAGCCCAAGACGTGATATTGTCCCACGCCTCGACAAACCAATCCTTGATCGGCGTAACCACGTTTTTACCAAACCAGGACGCCGCAATGCCCCATTGGACTTTGATGGCCTCCCACACTTCCCCCGCTTTGACCTTGATCTCATCCCAATGGGTGTACAGCAGGTAGAGGATGGCAATCAGGACGAGGATCGCCAGCACAGTGAGAAAGATCGGGCTGGTCAGAATGGCGACGGCAATCCCAAAGGCGGTGGTGGCCGCCGTAACCACTGTGGCGATAACCCCCCAGAACGCTACCGCCGCATTGACCGCCCACCATACCGCCGCGAACGCCGTGAGCGTGCCCACCATAATATCAAAGGCGGTTTGATGATCGTCTATCCAATCGCTCACACCCCCCAGCCGATCAGCGAGCCAGTCCAGGGTATCCAAAACTTTATCACCCGCCCAGGCCGCCAGGGGTTTCAAAAACTCTTCAAACAAGACTTTCGCCAGGGGCTTGAGCGCTTCAATGGCCGAATTGACCACTTTCAGCCCCTCTGCCAGCACGCGCAAGAAACGCGGTAGAACATCTGAGATCGTCCATGCCGCCAACGGCACGAGCACGCTTTCCCACAGCCATAGCAGTCCCTCGCCTACGTTGATCGCAAAGGGAGCCAGCGCATCCCACAGGTCAACCAGCGCGGCATTGATCCCCGGCCAGTCAATGGATTCCAGGCCGACGGCAATGGCGTCAATGAAGCGCGGCAGGCCCTCGCCCAACACCCACGCGCCGACGGGTTTGAGGAAGTGTTCGTAAAAGTCTATCGCGCCCGTCGCCACAAACGTCTTGACAGGTTGCAGAGCGGCCCATAAGTGTTTGAGGCTGGCAATCGTCGGCTCAAATAAATTCAGCAGCTTGGCTTTGAGGTTTTCGACCTTTTCCGCCAGACTGTCTACTTCTTTCCCGATAATGCTGTCTCCCAGGCCCGCGCCGATCCCCGCGCCCACGTCCGGGATACCGCCCCCTGCACCGCCGCCGCCCCCTGCACCGCCTGTGGGTGTAGTGGGCTGTTCCTGTTGGAGCACGTTCAATTCATCGAAGGCCGCCAGTGCGCCCTTTGCGGCTTTCGCCGCCGCGTCAGTGTTATCGGCCAGATCGCCCGCGCCGCCCGCCGCGTTCCCGGCGGCATCGGCTACGCCACCCATTGAGTCCGCCGCGTCTCCCGCGCCGCCCGCCACGTCGCCCAGGCTGACATCCACGCCAAACAGGAGGCTGATCACGCGCCCGATGGTGTTGAACAGCACCACGAGCCAATCAATCGCCATTTTGATGTACGGAATGATGGCGGATAGGATCGGGATAATGGCGTTTCCCACCGCCACTTTGAGGTTGTAGAAACTTGTGCCCAGCGCGGACACCATGCCCGCGTAACCGCCCGCGAGTTTGGCGGCGTCCCCGGTCTGGAAACGGGTTTCGGCCATGATCCCGTTGACTTCCGCCTGTATTTTCTGCTGCTGGTTCAGGCGATTGGCCGTCGTGCCGATGCTGCGAGCATATTCGTCCCACATCTTGGCGACGTTTTTGGTGACGCCCGCGTTATCAACGAGAATCGAATTTTCGTTTTTAAGTCCTTCTGACGCACTCTGAACCGCCTCGCCCATCGTGAGCGACGACTGCCGCCCGAAGGCCGACGCATCCTTGAGCGCGATCATGGTCTGCTCGATTTGGTCCGTCGAATACCCGCGCAGCGCCAGATTCTTGTAGGCCGTGATCGCATTGGTCGCTGGAACTAAACCGTCGCTGATGAACTCATTGATGAACTTCTGCGCCTCAGCAAACGATTTGCCCGTGCCCGTCGTGACCGATTGCAGCCCGGTCATAGCTGAAGCCAGATCGGACGCGGCAGAGACGGCAGACTTACCGAACATGACGATCCCCGCCACGCCCAACGCCAGCCCGACAGCCGCCGCCAGCCCTTTGACGCTCGACATCATGCTTTTAATGCCGTTGTTGAAGTTTTTTGTATCTATCCGCGAATCTATTCTAATGCTGCCATCATAGCCGATTGCCATTAGCATTCCCCCCTATTCGCGGTATAATAAAGGGAAACAAAGCACCCCGCGCTGTTAGTAGCAGCCGGGGCATGGCAAATCAAACGGGAGGTTTGAAATGCACTACGATTATACCCCGAAAGACGTAGAACGCTTCTGGTCAAAAGTTGACAAATCCGGCGGGCCTGACGCCTGTTGGAATTGGACGGCATACAAGGGAAGAAAAGGTTACGGGCGAATCGGATGGGGCGGGCCTGGATTACCGAAACTCTCTCACCGAGTAGCCTATGAGATAGCTTTCGGAGAATTTCCAGAAGAACAGCAGGTTCTACATCGCTGCGATAATCCGTCTTGCGTGAATCCGTCCCATTTGTTTTTGGGCACGAATCGAGACAATGTGAATGATCGGCAGCGAAAAGGCAGGAACAATCCCCAACGCGGCGAGCGGAATGGGAATCACAAATTAACAGATATGCAGGTAGATGAAATCCGCCAACGCTACTCAAATGGCGAGACACGCTTTGAGTTAGCGAAAGTGTTTGGTGTTCACCATACGCAAATCTGGAATATTGTGAAACGCAGACAGCGCGTCTGATTTTTCCCATTTACTTTTTGCTCTTCCGTTCCTTGAGATACCGGGCGTAAATGCCCTGACTGACCAGCAGGTCTTTGTAAAACGCCAGTTCGTCAGCCGTCATGTTCTGGACATGCTCGCGCACGCCCTTTTGCGCCAGCAGTTCGGCCATGATCGCCGGGTCAGGCTTTGCCATGCTGCCCCTCTTTGATCAGGCGCATAAATTCCGCCTCCTGCTCCCGTTCATCGGCGGACAACGGCTCCTCAATATCGAGTACGTCGTGCATCTCCTCGTACATGCGCCGTTCCTCTTTGGTCGCTTTGCCCGTTTTGACGCGCTTGCGCAGCGACACTAAACTGCAAAACGTGGTGTCGCTGCCCAGGTCCATAAACAGCGCCAGAAACTTCCACCAGTGCAGATATTCGATACTTTCTAGATCGATCCCGTGCGTCTGCCGGAAAGCCGCGAAGATGTAATTCGCGTCTTGTCGGAAACTGTACAGCCGGAGCGCCGGACCGTCGTCTTCCGTGTGCTCTTCCCCTCCATTCAGAAAGCGGAGTGCCTGTTCAAAAGCGCCCGCCGCATTGTCGGGCGGTTTTGGGTAAAGATTGGCGAGTAAGATCGCCTGCTGCTCGACGGGCGCGAGTTCCGGGTCTTCGAACGCCAGAATCACCCGCAGACAGGCCCGGAAGTCGGTGTGGATCGGCACGTTCTGGCCGTCAATCTCAACCGCCGTCGGCAGAGGCTCAAACAGGATATTGATCATGTCATGACCCGGCGCGGCTTCCCTTTACCGGCGCGTTTTTTCGGGAGGTACTTGCCGACCTTCGCTTGCCGGGCCTGCTGAACAAACGGCGTAATGCCCTCAAAGAACTGCTGGATCATGTCTAACCCCAGCGTGCCATCGAAGGCTTTTTGGGACGTGCCCGCGCCAAACAAGCGATCAATCTGCCCATACACGTACTCGCAGATGTCACGCATGAAGGCGATCCGGTCCGCCATATTGACAGGCAGGCCGATAGTGTCTACCGCCGTCACCTGGTCAATGACCTCGGCGCGCTTTTCGTACTCCGCCAGTTTGATCTCAAAGTCGCGCGTCAGGTCATAGTAGCGCTCGGCAAATTGAATATCCGAGGGATTGAAGACAATTACCCGGTCAGGATCATCGTTGACGGCGATGCGCTTGATACCGGAATCAATCTTGATACTGTCCATTACGCCGCCGCCCTGGTGATGTCAATCATATAAACAACGTTTTCAGTGCCCACCGTGACATCAATGGAGAGGTGATTCACGCCAACAGCTAGTGAGGCCGTCGCGCCTTGCAACACTTCCGCCGCCTCGTCGTACTGCACGATGGTTGCGCCTGAAAGCGTGCTGTCCATCTGAGCCGTCGTTACGCCGTTCGCCACACTCCCGGCATACCACAACCAGGATTTGTCGGTAGCGAACAACGGTGTCAGGGTCACAGAGCCGATGACCATCGTCGTCAGAATAGTGTCGATAGCCAGCGCGACAAATTCCGATCCGGTTGGGCTAAAGCCACCCTTCACCGGATCGCCTACGTAATTGATCGTGTACCCGATTTTGGCCGACGTGTTGCCCGGCCCGCCAAACTTATCCACCTGCACGCTGACGGCGACCTTTTCAGCAGCGTAGTATCCGAGGGCGGGCGTCTCAAACAGCCATACATTGACAATTTCGGTTTCTGCGTCCTCCAGTACATCGCGGCCCTGCCGGGTGGCATCAATCCAGTCAAAGACAGCATCACCCGCTATCGCCGTCGCCTCAATTGCCATCGTCGGCGCGTAGGACTCGACGCTGATGGTCGCGTTGTCATCCGCGATGTACGTCTCTTCAGACGTTTTGGGATTCATCGCTACTTCAGCCTCCGGGATACCCGCGCTGATCAGCGACCAAACGGGCGTGCCAACCGTGCCCGTGTTGAGAAAACTCTTGAACTGGCTGCGCTTGATTTTAGCCATTACGTGAACGCTTTCGTGCCCGTGTTGAACGTGCCCGTTACCGGATCGCCCTGGTAGTTAATGGTGACTTTCAGCTTGACCGCTTGACCGCCGGGGCCGCCAAAAGCGTCCACCTGAATACTCACGGCCTGCTGCTCTGCCGGGGCCGCGCTCGGACCGCCCGACTCGTAATTCCACACGTTGACGATGGTCGTTTCGGCGTCCCCCAACACGGCCCGGTTTTTACGCAGACCGTCCAGGAACTCAAACACTTCGTCGCCATTATGCGCCGTGATTTCGAGCGGCATGGTGGGCGCGTATGATTCGACACTGATCCGGGCATTATCTTCGTGGATGTACGTCTCTTCAGACGTTTTCGGATTCATGCTGACTTCACCCTCAATGACCCCTACTCCCAACAGGTAATAGGTTCCATCGCCTACAGTGTCAATGTAGGTCAAAAACTCACTGCGTTTAATCTTTGCCATCGTTTCCTCCTATGGCACTTGGTCATAGATAAGGCGGCAGGTAATGAGGTAAATTCCCGTTCCACTGTCGCCCTGCTGTTCAAGATAGCCCCAGTTAACCGCCTCTATCGTGTCGGCGGTTTTGCCCGTCGCCAGCGTGGGCAGCGTTCCGGCGAGCGTTTGGCTTTCGAGCCAATCCGCCAGCGCCTCGGCAAATTCCGCGTTCGCCAGCCGTTCGGCTTCGTCCATCGTGGACTCGGCGAATTGGAACGCGAACGGAAATTCCCGTAATGAACTGCCGTCCAGATACTCTTCGAGCTTGCGCGCGCCCGGCAGAGGCACAATGGCATAGGCCGTCGGCGCGGCGTTCAGGTGGTTGACCCAGAGGGGGCTACCAGATGCCAACTCCGCGTAGGTCTTTAGATATGTCTGCACCGCGCTTATGATGCTCACGATCCGCCCCCCGCCAGACGGCGCGCGCCGTCCAGAATGACCTTTTTGTAGAGCGCTTTCATCCGCTCGAACCAAAATCCACCGCGCAACGGCCCGGTTTCGCTGCCCGCCTTGCGAGGGCTGTAGTATTGCGCGCGGGCGTAGGGGGCGATCCATTTCACTTCGCCACTGCCCACGTCGGTCCCTAATGACCCGGACTTAATCAGCATCCCGGTTTGCAGGGGCGTGAATGGCTCGGAAAGCCTTAAAATTTCCGAGTCTACAAAACGCTGCGCGCGGGTGTAGTTGCCGTTCCATTTGGGCGCAAAGTTCGTGTCCCAGGTCAGTTGGGCTTTGCCGCCCTTGCCCACGAACACCTGACCGCGCGGAGTCTTGATCGGATCGGGCATGGTTATTTGGCCCCCAATTGCCAGTGTTGCAAGGCGGGCGATCCACTGTCCATCGTGTCAACGGACGTAATCACCAGCACGTCATCATATTTGGCCTTGAGCGCCGTCAGGGTGAATGACGGCCCGATGGTATCTGTCACCGTGCCGCGCACGATAACATCCCCGACTTGCAGCGTCCATTTGCCCGTTTTGGACACGAGCGCCTGCCACGCTTTGGGAGCAAGGTAATCGTCACCGCGCGCCAGGGGGATATACACCGCCACGCTATCGGCGGCCAGATTGCCGCCGGACGCCAGCACATTCGCCGCTTTCCGGTTTTCCCACGCGACATCGGCGATCACCGTGCGCTGGTAGGTTTCCGCCCCGGCTACAAGGTAACGGTTAAATAATGTGAGGTCAGAATTTGTGCGCATCTACACCTTTTGGCCTTTTGAACGTCGCCGTTCCCATGCTTCGCGCATTTTCTGTTTAGTTTCTTCCGAGTGAACAAATCCAGTTACAGAGGCGCTTATCTTTTGACGGTATTCATCAGAAGACCATCGTTCTTTTGTTTTTGCACCGATCTTGGCTTTGTGCTCTTCGGAAAACTCCACGCCTTTATGGGCCTTACTCATCTTCCTGCGTGATTCCTCAGAAGGAATAATGCCCCTGACCGCTTCGGCGTGTTTCCTGATTTCTTCCTCGGACTTCTTCCTTCCCTTATTGCCCGCGCTTATCTTTCGGCGAGATTCTTCTGAATGCCTTTTACCTTGTGACGCCTTCGACATCTTTGCCTTTACTTCGGCAGACCACACCCTGCCCAGATTAGGGGCGTATGCATTAAACGTGATGTTATAGTCAGTCCTCATCCCGTTCAGACACGCCTGTTCGTAAAACAACGTCATGTCTCGATCACAATACAGGAGCGCGCGAAAAGCAAAGACTTCGCCGCCATACTTATTCCAGGCACTTTGCAGATGAGGATTGTCATGCGTCTGATTGTTCAGGTTTCTTTTGTGAAGCCTGAAACGATCTGGAATATTCACACTGCTGCCAATATAACGATGATTATTGACAGTGTTGCGAATTTCATAGACGCCGCATTTATTCGTCCTCATCTAACACGCTCCCGTACTCGTCATCCGCAAACCCTCGGAACATCAACCCGGTTGAACCAAGATAGAGTTTGGCGGCGTTGGACTGGCGCTGCTCCAATGAGCGAACCGAACCTTGAACATACGTCACCGAATGCCGCCCGACGGTTTCGCTCTGGATAACCCCGCTGCCTGACTCGCCCGACTGCGTTTGCAGTTCCTCGGCGACGGCGCAGGTTGCCATTTTGATCGCGTCTATCGTGTCGGTTTCCGTCGCGGCGGTCACGATGGGCAAGGCGCGGTTAAACGTCAGTTGATCGATCGCCGCGCTGGCGCGCAAGGCCAGCGCCGCAAAACTAGCCGAGGCGATGGCCGTGCCGAGATAGGTCCCGGTGTAGTAGGTATTGTCAACATAGCTGGTAGTCATCGCCTCGTGCCTTTCGTTTTAGACTACGGCGCAGCAGGAACGTCCAGACTCAGGCCGTCGGGAGCCGTCGTTACTTTCACAGCAACGGCGTTCTGATACCAGAGATCGCCCGTTGCGGCCACGTAATCCGAGGTGTCGTAAACCCCGCCCAGGATATTGTTCGCCACAACGTTGCCCGCGCCACCCGTCAGATCGACGTAGATTCCGGTGGACTTAACGGTTCCGAACACGTTGCCCATGATGGTCGAGCCGTTCAGGGGGCTGTCAAGGTGCTGAAGGTTGCCCTCCGTCGAACTGTCCATCTGAAAACGATTGTTCAGGATCACCCAACGGCGCGGCGCGGCAACGGAGGAACTGGTATTGATGATCGCGCAGCCGTTGGTCGCGTCAATCGTTTCAAAATCGTTGTCCTCGATCCGCATGTTCCACACGCCGCCGTCATCCTGAATGCCGTACTTGCCATTACGGAAGTCGCAGCCGATGACGCTGGCGTGTGAGGCATCGTATTCATTGACGCCCGACAGCGCGTTACGCACGAACTTGAGCGCAGCGGCGTCTACCGGGCAGTCAAACAGGATGTTCTGAAACTTCCAACCCCGCCCGCGCACTTCCAGGAGCGGCGTCGCCTCTGTCGGGGAGGCAGGCGGACGCCAGCAGGCCGCGCCGCCGTCATACCCGGCTGCCGGGAGATCGGGGTGATGCTTGGAGCCACACCCGATGATCGTCACGTCAAACACGAGATTTGAGCCGATCAATTCCTCGCGCACATCCCCGCGAAAGTAGATCGTGCCGCCCGTCTCTACAGCGGTCAGCGCGTCCTCCATCGTATCGAGCGCGTTGGCCCAACCGCCGTAGCCGTTACCGGGCGAGGCGATAAAGGTATCCACGAACAACGGCGCGACGGGGTGCTGGTAAGCGACCTCGGCAAAGTTATCGTTCAGGTCTTTGATCAGGCCGTTCGGTCCAATCGTCTTCATTTGCCACCGCCTTTGGTCGCTTTCGGAGTACCTACGGACGTATTCACCGCTTCAATCGCGGTAGCGTTCTGTTGTTCCGGTGTGGGTTCCGCTTCCGCTTCAATCGCGGGCGGCGGTTCCACTTTGGCCGCCTTTTCGACGGGCTTGTAGCCCAGCGTTTTCATCCGCGCGATGTCTGCCGGGTTTTCGTGCTCCACCCGGATTCCGTCTTTTTCGAGCCACATAACAGCCTCCTAGCTGGCCTTGATGTGCGAGTACACGCCGTCCACTTTGTTCTCGTACACAAAAGCGTCGTGATACAGGCGATATTGCCACAGGTGGCCGTCGGACAGTTGATTTAGTTCAGGCGAAAAATACTTCACCTGATTCAGTTTGACAGGTTGCAGGACCGCCGTCGGGTGAATCATCAGGAAATTGATGTCCCGCCCGGTGCTGCCCGTTTTGGCAAACCCGCCCGCGCTGCCCGACGATCCCGCGTTGAGCGTGATCCCCTTGTAGAAGCGGGTCTGCGGAACCATGAAAACAGGCATTTTGTTGTAGTTTGTCACCATTTGCACGATCCCGGTTTCGTTGGAATACGTGCGGGTCACAGCTTGGTTGAGGAAGGTCTGCACCGTGTCGGACACGTACAGAATACGCCCGTCTTCGGGAACCTGATCGGCGTTCATCTGGCCTGTCGCCACGTCAATCGCGGCCAGCACGGTATTGCTGGCGAGCGTTGTCGGTGATGCCACTTCGGACACGCCCGACCAGGACGCATACTTGGAGAGGCGGTAGGCGTCCAGTTCGGGCGCGACGTACATCCGCACCCATTCACGGATCAGGCTGCCCAACACCAGCCCCAACATCTCTTCGTTGTCCATACGATCCAGCGTGAAGGCGCGTCCGCGTTCCGTCGCCAGCGTCAGGGTTTCCCATGTCGCCACCAAATCGCCCGCCGGGTAGCCCGTCGTGCGGCTGTAGTTGCCCAGCCCCACCATATCGAGCTTCATGACTTTGACCTCATTGGCCCCCAGGAACTCCGGGGCTTGGGTCAGCGCGTCGAGGCGCGCGGTTTTGCTTTCAGCTTTGTAAGCCAGGTCCATCAGCGCTAAAAAGCGTGATACCAGATTTACCGTGTTTGCCATCGTTCAATCCTTATGATTTTGGTTCGGTCAGACCCGCGCCTTTGAGCATGTTTGTCCAGAGCGGATCACCGATGATGGTCGAATTATTGGCCCCGGCCACGATGGTCGGGGCAGGTTTATCGGCTTCAAACAGGAATTCATGGGAGGTCCTGATCGCTTTTAACTGGTCTTCCAGTCCGATGATCGCGCCCTCACTGGACAACTTGAGATCGCCCAATTTGAGGTGCGCGCGCACAGATACCGGGTCTTTGGCTTTCACCCCGGTCAGCGCCGCGTCCAGTGCGTGATCAAACTTCAACTGGTTAACCTGGGCGGCGGCGTCTTGCTCTGCCTTTTCCGCTTTCGCTTTCCAGTCATCGGCGGCGGCCTTGATCCCGTCTACGTCGAGCTTCTTAAAGCCTTCGATGGCGGTGTTGGCCTCGGCTAACTGCGCTTTGGCCGCGTCCGCGTCGGCTTTCGCCGTCTCCGTAGCGGTCTTGTGCTTCTCAAGGTCTTTGCCGTGCAGCGCCATGATCTGATCAATCAAATCATCGGCTACGCCCAGTGTTTTCAAGTCTTCCCGTTTCATCCTGTTCCCTCTTCTCTGCGGTTTGCGTCTACGCTTTTAACGTGGTGGCTTCACGAGACGCCCGGCCTTTGTACGCTGGCCGATGGCAATGGTTTATGCGAAAACTTGCTCGCGGAATCGTTGACGTTGTAATTTTGTTTGAGCAATAAAACGTTTCATTTCAGTTTTCCACGCCTTGACTTTGGCGCTCTCACGCTCTGTGCTCAAACCTGCTGCGATCAAGGCGTTTTCGCGCCGCGTCCATTGACGTATCTGGCGCTCAATTGCGCGCTGTTTCTGCGTGGCGTCGTAAAAACTCATTTCTTGACCGTTATAAGTAACTTTTTTATCTGCGTAATTCTCTAATTCGGCCTGTTTGTAATGTTCTGCCGAAATGCCCTCGAAAAAAGGGAACCACGAATGACGGCAGCCCCAACCCATCAGCCCCGGCCCCGTGCCGTAGCCTGTGCTGGTCACGAAATCGGGATATTTCGCGTGCGTTCCCGAACGGCTGAAGATTTCGCCCTGCCATACCTGGTGTGTAGGCCGCGCGCCGATGTGGGCTGACACTTGCACGAGGTCTGCGCCTAAGTCATCCGCCCGGCGCTCTTGCAGCTTGCCGACGGTCTGCGATACACCCGTGAGCACCGTCCGGCGCAGGGCTACGTCAAGGTGATCGCTGTGTCCGCTGGCGTAATTGATAACCGATAGTCCGCTGTCGGCCAGTTTCATGACGCCCTGCCGCAGCGCATCTTGATACGAAAAAGTGCCCGTAGAAATCTGTAAATAAGCAAAGTCCGCCGCGTCTATAAAAGCGGTCTGCGCCTGAATCGCTCTCGTCATCGTCAGGTTCCGCATGATCCCTTGCGTTTTCGCCAGCCCCGCCGCCAGCGTCTGCGCCATTGCGGGGGACAGGTTCAGGGGGAGCGGATTCAGCCCGGCGGCGCGATAGATCGCATCGTCAAATCGCATAGCCTTAACCCCGGCCTCCTGAAAAATAGCGCGCAATTCCTTTTCGCTTTTCCCGGTCACTTGTGCCAGCTTTTCAAGCACCGAGTCGTACAGCGCGCCGGATTCGGTGAGACGTTGCATTTGCCATGCCGCCGCGTCAAGCTCTTTCGCAGTCATTTTTTTGAGACGGCGTGCCATGTCGGTGATTACGCTGTCCTCCAACTGATAAAAGAGGTCCAGGATCGGATCGGCCAACACGTCCAGGAAATCAGGAGGTAGCATGACGCTTCTCTTCCCAGTATTTCTTTCGGGCCGCGCTCATCTTGCGCTTTGTTTCTTCGCTGTGTGGTTTGCGCTTCTGTCCTCTCTGCCGCTCAGAAATAGCCCGCTTTTGCTCATCGGTTAATTTGCGCCCAACGCCTCGACCCGGCCTGCCCTTGCAAGATTCCGAGTACCGCGCGCGCGCCTCATCGGACCATTTTTTCCCGGTTTTGTTTTTTGACATTAGACGCTTTGTATCTTCGGTATGTCTGTAGCCCAATGAGTATTGATTTCCTTGATTGGCAAGGCTAATTTTAGACCTGGTTTCCTCAGTCATTTCAACTTTTCCGGCTATGCTACTGCTGTTGTATTCTGGCATTAGCCCGTCCAGGCAAAGTTGCTCAAAGAAAAGTGTCGTGTCTGGGTCGCAATACAAAAGCGGTTTAAATTCAAAATTCTCTTCACCGTAAAGATTCCAAGCGTTTTGCAGATGAGAATTTTTGTGCCGATGCCCACGCAAATCACATTTGTGCTCACGCCAGCGTTTTTCAAGATCAATACTGCTGCCAATGTACTTTTTGCCGTTGGACGTGTTGACAATTTTGTATACACCGATTGACATTAAGCACCGCTCTCGGAACCGAAAAAGTCCGCAGGCTGTTCGGCTTGCTTCATTTCAACCCACTTTTTGGCCTCGTTCTCTGGCAGGCCGTAGTTTCGCATCAAAAAGATAACCAGCGGCATGGCCCCCATGCCTACCGCCCGCGCGTCCTGCGTAAAGCGCGCCTCGCTGTCCACGATCAGGCTATCATCAAAATCATACGCGACCTGGTACGTGCCCGCCGGAGCCAGCGCGTTCAACGTCGCCCATACGTCCATCGCGTACAGCAGGTCATTCAGCGCGGTTTCGAGCGCCTTTTGTGTGTCGGTGATGGTCGCCTGAGATCGCTGCTTGCTGGCGGCGATCTCCGTCGCGGTTTTGGCGACAATCTGCGGATCGCACAGCGTCCCAAACGCCAGCCCGCACAGAAATTCGATGCGCTCCAACATCGTCTGAAGTGCGGCCCACTGCTCGACCTGGCGCAGCGTGGGCGTCCAGTCCTCAAACAGCGTTTCGTCGGCGATACTGCCGCCCGCGTTCAGCGTGCGATACAGGCGTTTGTCAGGCAGGATCGGCTTACCGTTGGCGTCCTTGCCGAACGCCAGTTCATCCACGTACAACGCCCGCTCGCCGCTTTCAAACTCCCACAGGTAACGCGACCACTGGCGATCCGCCTGTTCAATCGGCCCGACGGCGCGGCTGTAGCAGGAGACGCCCAACGGCGAAGACGGGTCAACATTATTCGCCAGCGGAAAGCGGAAATAAGCGAAGAGCGGCTTTTCAATGCCCAGGATAGTCGCTTCCGGTTGCAGATTGGCCCACGCCTCTACCGCGCCCAATTCGACGGGCTGCCCCAGGTCGTTTGGCCCGTTCCCGCGAAAGGCCCGGTTACGAATCACGCAGCCGTCCGGCGTCATCTGGTGCAGTTCCAGGCGCGTGTAGGTGTACGATCCGACCTGACGTTGATCAGCAAAGATACAGGCCGTGATGTGCCCGTTGGCGTCAAACGTGACCGGGTAAAATTGATCGGCCTGCACAAAATCCACGAGGATCGCGCCGTTACTCGGATAGGGCTTGAGCATCAGCCCGCCTTTGGCCGCGCCCACTTCCACCTTTGCGCGCAACCGGGTCAACACGGGCTGAAGCTGGGCCGCCAGATAATCGGCGCGCGGACCGCCCGACAAATTAACCGCCATTTCAATTGTCACGGCGCGGGCGATCTCGCTGGCAATCGCGGCGGAGAGGTTCAGGCTGTGGATGTTCGTGCCTAACCACGTCGCTTTGTTTTCGTACATCAGCGACCACGTTTGCAGCGCGTCTACCATGCCCGAAGACAACGCCACGTCAACCCGCAGGTGATCTTTAATGGCAGCAGGGCCGATCATGCGCCGGATAGCCTCCCGAATCCACGTAACCAGTCGCGTAAACACACTGGGTTAGGGTTCCTGAAAGTAAATGAGATGCGCGACGGCGGGCGATTCGCCGAACACGGCCAGACTGGCCAGATTCGCCAGTTTGATGATGAAATTGTGCAGGTTCTCCGGCACATAGCCGCCGCTCGTAGCACTGGCAGCCGCGTTGATGGTAAACCGCACGTCGCCCCCTTCAGCGGCGATCATCACAAAGTTGGTTCCACTGGGCAGCGTGGCGGCCTGAGACGCGCCATTCATCGTGATACTCTGTTCGCCCTTGTACGTCAGGCCCGTGTATGAACTGATCTCGACGTTGCCGATCACATTCGTGCCCGCCGGGAGCGCCTCGATCATGGTCACTTCATGCGCCAGCCGTCCTTCGCCTACGTCTTTCATTGTCTACTCCTGTTCTGTATCGGCGTATCGCCAGATAAAACCGCCTGCTGTGGGTCGTTTCCCCTTACAACATCTCACAATGGACTGATTATTGACGCCAGTTGCGCGTTGAGCATCCATGATGCTTTCATAAATATTTAACACTGTGCCGTCTCTGGAAAGTTGCAAAACGGCCTTGTCTGACCAGCCGCGATATTTTCCTGTAGTAGCCGCACTCATTTTCCGCTTGGTTACTTCGCTGATGATCGTGCCCTTGTGCGTATCGCTTAACTTTTGGCGCGTCTCCTCAGACGGGCGAATCCCAATGTGGCTTCTGGCTATCTTCTGCTTAGTTTCTTCTGTTCGCTTCTGTCCCAGGTGATTTAAAACCGAATTGGACAGAACGTTATACTCAGGCTTGCATCGATCAATAAAGCCTTGCTCTATCCCAACAAGGGCGTTCAAATCTTGTACTTCCATTAAAACAACGAATGAAAAGACCGATTCCCCGTATTTATTCCATGCGTTCTGCAAATGCCGGGAATGATGTTTATTTTTCTTGAGTTCGTTGATATGGCGTTTCCATCGGTACGGCATATTGACAGCGGACCCAATATACTGATGTCCGTTGGTGGTGTTTACAATAGCGTAGATACCAGAAAGGGGGGCAGACATAACAAAGCGCTCCTGTCGTATATGCTGCCATTGCTGAGATGAACAGCGGGACGCGAGTCCACACGACAAGAGCGTTTTGGGCACAATCTGGTTATGCAGAAAGGCAGCGTTTGAAATACAAAACGCCCCGTATCTGTTCATCTCAGCGCCCACAGTATACCTCATTCTCCCCTACGCCGCCACTGAAGATTCGTCGCATAACGAATTGCAGAAATGGCATGATCGTTTCGGTCAGGAAAAGCGCTTATGATTTCGTCATCTTTGGTGCGCTCGTATTCATACGATAGAAACTCCTCAGCCGAGTATGGCGCGCGCTCATTATCTATGACTATGGATTTCTGACTTTGGAGCCATTTTATAGAATACAAAACGCTCGTCGGGCCTTTCTCTGCCCCGCGCGCCATTGCGCCATAGGCTCTCAGATCGGCCACGCTTTTGGGTTCGGCGGAGTCGCAGATTAGTAGGTCCTCCGGTTTTAGACCGTATTCCACAAGCGCGTCCCACAACAATTGGTTGCTGGTTTTCCAACGGCGTACCTCTCCAAAGACATAGAGGGTCAGGCGCGCTTTGTCGTAATGCACCCGGCTGTAATGTGCAGGATCGGGATAAAACCCAAAGTCCAGCCCGTGCATAACATGATCAAATTGAGCAATCTCTTCGTCGGTGATTTTGCGAACTGTGACGTTCTCGAAAACCATGCCGCCCGCCGAATTTGCATTGCCCATGTATTCATGGTCGTAAGCGTCAGGGTTTACATTTTTTAGGTGTTCGGCCTCATCTAAGAAAACTCTCCCTAGCCACTCTGTAGGCACTTCAAGGTAGGTAGAGAAATGCTGATATTGAGACAGCTTAGGTATCTTAATGTACCTATTGACCCAACTATTTTGGGTGCGGGGCGGATTGAACGACTTGAAAATAAAGGCGTCATCCGTGCCCCGAATGACCGACTGTTCAATCTTGCGAACCGATTCAGGTCCGGTAAACTGGTCTAACTCTTCCATCCAGAGAATAGAAATTGCCCCAAAAGACGGCTTTATTGATTTCAGCTTTCCAGGATCGTCAGCGCCACGAAAAAAGATTTTTTGCCCAGTGGGTTTGTATTCTATTTCGAGAGGTGACGTAGTGCTCTTAAATTGATCCGTTAGTCCCAGTTCGCCGATAGCCCAAATAAATTGGTTATACACGCTATCTCGTAAAGTATTTGCCACCTGCCGAACCGCCAGCGCGTGCATGTCTCGATTGTTGACCAACAGATACAATGTCACCAGACTCACAAAGCTCGATTTCGTGCTGCCGCGCCCGCCGAAAAACAGGTATTCAGTATGGCGTCTGTTTTTAATATCCCGATACACGTCCAGAAATGATTTCGCTACGGAACTGGCGGGAAGATCATAGGTATCCCCGCCCCCCATGCCGCCACGCCGATCCGTGAGTTCTACGCGCTCCTGGAACAGCCCCAGATGTTTACCCAGATGAACCAGGGCGTTTTGCTTGTTGTAGAGTTCAATCTCAAACCCATTACGCGGTGTGTCAGAAATCTTCTGAATCAAGCGTGAATACTGCGGGTCTATCAGTCTGTCAACATCAATCGCCACATGGCGAACCAAATAACTCACGCGCTTGACGGGCTTTTCAGGATCGGTATTATCCTCAACTTCTACGGCGTCCAGAATGTCAGAGGTAGGCAGAGGATAAAATGTCCATTCTTCTACCACCTTGTAAAACAAGCCAATGTTGGAGCGGGCGTGTTCGGCTAACTCCGATAGAACTTCATCCGCCTGCATGTGCTTCTCTTTGATCCGCGCTTTGATCTGAGCCGCAACACCAACATTCACCAACAGGCGCGGACCTTGCGTGTTCGGATCGGCATAATCGGCGCGCCGGGCCGCCTCAGTCGCATTCCAGCAGGTCAGGTATTCTTCGATAAATACGCGCTGTTTGTTGGTGAGAGTCATAAACCCCACTGCTGCCCAAAAACACAAACGGCACGCCGCTCTCACGCCATGCCGTGAACCGTCTGCCGCGCAAGGGCGGCGATGATCCCCGGTGATCAATCCGAGGATGAGGCTATGCTTTGTCCTGACGCGCAGCAGGCGATAGCGACCTGGTGCGGCGCGCTTAGGCGGCTGTTCGGCCCGCCATGCCGGAATAAGACCGTGCGGGACACTTTCAGGCGGCCCCGCTTACCTGTTGTGGCCGCGCGCCAGAGGGGAAATCCTGCGACGGCCTTGCGTGTGCTGTGGCGCGGGATGATGGGACCGGGTGTCCGACGATTCGGAAAACGAAAACCCGCGCCTACACTCCTTAAAGAGTAGCACGGGTTTTGTCAAGAATATCCTGTTATTTCCTGTTTTATCGCGCCGCCTCTGGCACGCCACGATAGACATGTTTACGCACGCCACGCGGAATCCGCTCCACGTAGCCCGCCCGCGCCAGTTCGCACAAGGCAAAATGCGCCCGACTGCGAGAGTAGCCTGTCATGTCGGCGATCACCTGCACCGATACGATTTGCCCGCGCAGAAACGACGGCGGAGCCTGGTGCAGAATGTGCCGCGCTGCTGGGGACAACTGATACACCGGAATGAGATCGTCGGTATGGAAGACCGCCTTGCATTTTGGACATTGCACAACAGGCATAAACCCCTCGCTCCTCACGTTTCCCTCATTATAGCACGATCATCGGGCGGCGTTTTCAGGCGCGTCACCTTTACTGTTTTCCCCTACCATAGTTATTCACGCTGCTCACCAGGAGCCGCGCGGCGTCTTGCGCCATTTCGTCCGTCCAGACTTCCGGCAATGTCTCCGGCCTGACCACTTGCGGCGCAGCACGAGCCGGGCGCGGGCGATCCATGTTCAGCCCGCCGCTAGTCGTCGGACCGGGTTCGTTTTCGTCCCTGGAAATCACGCCAAACGCGGGCGGACTTTCGCGCCCCCGACTCGCCGGGAGCATCGTAGGGTTTACGGGCGTCACGGCTCCCGCGATCTTATCGCCTAATGTTTCCAGAGCGTGCGCCTGACGATCTAGCGCTTGGGCAAAGTCACGCGCCGTCTGTGCCTGATGATCAATCTGACGTTCTTGGAGTTGCATCAGGCGGTCTACGATGTCGGCGGGTTGTTCCGACTTCCCACGTTCAGGCACACCAATCATCTTGTGCAACAATTGGAGTTCGGAAGGCAGATCGTCAAATCGCGCACCCGCTAGGAGATACATGGCTAAACGAATAACGTCTGCCTGCTGTCCATGCTGAAACGTCTTGAGCCATTCTTGGAGCGGCTCGTCGCCCGCCCGCCAACGGCTTTTGAATTGCACGCCATCAATAGACATGTTCCCCTCAGTTTCACTTGGTACTTTTCGGGACTAAAGAGATTTTGCCGTGCCTGTCTCCACGATCTGCCGCGCCAGCTTGCGCAACTCCAAAAACGCCCGACACACTCTTTGTCGTGCATCTCGTTCAGGTCGTAGGACAGGATCGCCGCCAGCAGCCCCCGCAGCGTCAGGAGGTCGCGCTGAAGCTGGGAAACCAGCACCAGCAGATAACGAAGGTCCGCGTCATTTTGCATCAGCATGGCCGACACAGAAGGCGGAACGTCGGGCATATAAGCAGTTCTGACGCGCTCCCTGATCTTCTCAAGTTCGTCGTCCATAGTTCCCCTCTCCTAAAATGGTAAATCGTCAGTGTCAGGCGGATAGTCATCCACCACGCGAAACACCCCGAACCGCCGCCGGATCGCCGTCTTCATCCGGTCCCAGGCGATTTCGAGCGCCGTTGGCTCTGGCATATCAGGCATGTCGAGCCAGTCATACGGGGCGAACCCCCCAGTCACGTACACCGAGCCACCGTAGCCGCCCTCCTCAAAATCAGCGTCGCAGTCGTGGCACAGGTAGTGATCCGCTACGCCGTCGCCGTACATCCCCGCGCCGTCGGTAACGCCGAAATACTCCGTGTTGTTGCTGTCACAGTAGGGACAGGTCATGTCTTTTCTTTCTCCTCACTCATCACACACACGAAATGGTACACGACGATCCGCCCGTCCTCGACGGTGCAATACGTCGAGTCGGCGGCGGTCACGGGATGGCCGCAGATTGGGCATACCGGGCGGCTCACTTCGCAAACACCAATATGTCTTCAACATCCACAATCGGCAACCCTTGCTCCCGTCGGCGGCGCTGCCACAGGGACGGATTAACAATGGCTCGCGCATGGTGGGCTTCGAGAGCCAGCCCCAGCGCACGCACTTCGACGACGGTTTGATCAACGATGTTGATCAGCTTGCCGCGCCGATAGTGGTTTTTCAGGATAACAATCATCCGCCCGCCGGAGGGCGTGAGTTCCGCCAGCCGTGCGTAGATCGTCCGCATATCCGCCCAATAGTTGCGCCCTGACTTATTGCCCGTATTAGACTTCCCGCCCACATAATGAAAATTGATGCAGAAAGATGCCTGGTTGGGCATATCAATATAGCGCTTCCAACGTCGCCCCAGCTTGCCGTTATAGAGCGCGGCTATACGCTGCGGATTAGACACGCCGCCCCCGGACTGAAATCCATACGGCGGGCTGAAAATAATGTGCTCAAACGCAGGGCAGATCAGCGTTTTTGCGTCGGCCTGATCAATGTCAATCAGCCCGGCAAACAGCCCGCCAATCTGGTGCACCCGACTCGCGCTGGCTTGCATCATGGCGACGTATTCCGGCTGAATGTCGCGCAGAATCACGTTGCGCTGCTGCGTGGCCGCGAGCATCAATGAGCCTGTGCCCGCCATTGGGTCAAGCAATGTATCGCCTGGCGCGGTGTAGAGATCAATCAGGCGTTGCAGCAGCCCCAGGTGCAGCTTGGCGGGATGCTGGAAAACCTCAGCCCCAAACAGCCTTCGTCGAAGACCCGAATCGACACCAAACACCCAGGGCGTCTCTATCGTCGGCAGTGCGAGTGTCGTGCTCATCAGTCTTTCGCCCCCCGTCCGACATACGCGCCGGGATCGGTGCTGCCATCGTCAAATCCGGCAGGGACATCCGCCCACAAAAAGCGTGGCCCGACGTACAACATCTTGAGCACGCCGCCGCCGCCGCCCCGGTGTTTTTCAATGGCGAGGGTCATGAGCGGGCTTCTATCGCCCGCGAAATACCGATAAGGCACGCCGTCAAACTCAAAATCAAAGTCGTGCTCCAAAACCTTTGGCTTAATCTTGAGGAATAGCGTGGCTTTGTGGCGCAATGCCGAACCGATCATGTAGGCGTTGCCCTCTTTGTTGATCTGCGCACCCGTGATAATGCGCGTGCCGTTGCGGTTATTGAAATGCTCCAACCGCGCCAGTAGATTACGCCAGGTGTCCGCGCTGTTGGTGTCGCGCCGCTTGATTTCCGGGATCACGTCATTCAGGTAGTCCAACACAAAGCATCGCGTATCAAAATCGTCTACCATGCGCTGCATTACGGCGAACAATTTATCCTCGCCCGGCTGCCCGGCGTGCCAGTAATCAAGCCGGGGCAACCACGTTTCCATGACCACGCCCACTTCCACGATATGCGCCCACTGCGGATCGTTCAGGTCTTCCGGCTTTTGGAGCGCGGCAAAGGGAATCACTTTGGTGTGCGCGACCAGACGGCGGTTAAACACGTCCGCTTTGGTCATTTCCGTGTGGATGTACGCGGTTTGGTTGCCCTGATTGGCCTCGTATTCAGCCCAGTTCATCAGCATGGATGACTTACCTGACCCCTCCGGGCCAGCCACCACGATCAGATCGCCGTCAACGGTGACGGGCACGCGCTCGCCCAGCGCGGTCCAGGGGACGGTGTGCCACGATTGGCGCTTGGCCTGCTCAGCCAACATAGACTCGTGCGTGTTGGTTGATAGTCTCCCGCGTACAAATTCCGCATTGATACGAAAAGGCTTGAGTTGCTCCATTACCCGCACATGCCGATCTATCAAAATCGTCGGGTCAATGTCGTCATTAAAAAACTCCGTCGCGCACCGCGAAAATTCGTTCAGCGCTCGGCGGCTGATCGCTTTTTCGCGGATCGTGCGGGCCAGCCCACGTACTGCCGGAAACATGTCCCCGCCGCGATACGCAATGAGCCAGCGCAGCGCCATGACTCCACCTTCGCCGTGTATCATTAATTGGTCAAGCTGGTGACGATCCGCCAGCAGCGCGGCAACAGCGTCCAGTCCGATCAGCGTGAGACTGTTTCGCTCGGCGTCTGTTGCGCCCGGTTCCGGGTCCACGTCGCACATGGCGGCATAAATCCAACCGTGTTGAACCTTGAAAAAATCTTCCGGCGTCAGCCCTTCCGACAGGCACACCGACAGCTTGCCGCCACTGAACAGCCCGCCTAGTAGCGCTTCCTCGGCCTCTATCGCGCAAGGCGGCAGAAACCCCTCGTCAGGCTTGGGCTGTTTCTGGATTGGCTTAGGCACAAAAGGATTCGGTGCGCTCATGACTTTTTCCGGCGCTCCTCAGACGCCTGGATCGCCGCCAGTGTCGCGGCGGGTAGTGTGTTCAGCCGTTCGGCCATTTTTGCATTGGCTTCCCGGCGGTATTGCTCCGTGAGTTCAAACGTGCCGAAATTCACCACCTCGCGCGGCGGGGCAGGGGCTAACGTCTTCGCGTAGTCCGGCCAATACTTTTTCATGGCGTTGACCGAATACCCCTTCCACTGTTCTTCTTTCGCCTTGCGATCCAGCCACGTCTTAAAGCCGGGCAGGGCGGTAGGCTCAGCGTGGGCCGCGACCAGTTCCGAGGCGACCCCGCCAATCTCCTTTTTGCGCGACGGCGTGAGCGTATCGAGCGCATAGCCCCAAGCCTTGCAGACGGCCTCAAACATGGCCTGCTGCGGAGTTGGTAACTTGTGGGCAGGTTCATCGGGCGGTTGATCATCGGTGTTTGGCAAAGGTGATCTGGATGACTCGTCGGGCGCGGGCGAAACCGATCCGTTAGGATCGGAATGGTTATCTGATGGATCGTTGTAAGGGTTAAATAAGGGATCGTCCCCCCTTTCGATCAGGGGTGTACCCCCCTTTGGATCGGGGGTCGGTGTACTTTCGATCAGGGGTGTACCCCCCTTTGGATCGGGGGTAGTACCCCCCTTTGGATCGGGGGTCGTGACCTGCGTATAGCCATCCTGTACGGCTCTATTTTGCGCGCGGGTCAGCGCCTCGTCCCCAAACCAGGGTAGCACATACCGATTACCCCGGCCCAGTTTGGCATAGACCAGCACTTCGCTCGCCAGCCGGAGTCCTTTGATCTGGCGCGAAACGATCCGGGCCTTTTGCCCGCCCGTCATTTTACACAACAGGTCAACGCCCGGATAAGCAAAGCCGTCTGCGTCGGCATGGTTGGCGATAACGAGCAGCGTCAACCGCGCGCCGCCTTTGGCTTTGGAGTGCTCAAAAACATAATTAAGCGCCGGGTTACTCACGCCGCCACCTCGCTCACCTCTGCGGTACACAGCGCCGCCAGCAGCGCGGCCCACGTGAGCGGCAGCCCGGTTAATTCAACCCGGTGCACGGCGCAAATCAACAGCGTGGATAACTCCTGATCCTCGATATGCGCGTGGGCAATCCCCGCGTCAGTTAGTGCCGCGCGGATGAGAGTCAGGCGCTCGAGCG